CTTGAATGAACATTAATTTGTATCGTGTAATTACGTTGGATTCACTTAATTGTTTGATCAAATTGTTGACTACACCTTCTATTTTCTCCTCACTGGTTTCATATTTCGCTGCTAGTGACGCTATGCAAGCTCTGTAATCGTACCACATACTGAGCTTTATTGGCCATCCTTCTTTTTCCACTAATTCAACTATTTTAGGTAAACTGCCTATCATGCAGCAATAACTCATTCTTCGCATTTTAATGTTTTCGTCATTAGTTTCTGACACACCATTAGTGACTTGGAATCGTCTATTCAATCTAACAAAGTCGGGGCCACATTCGCATCTACCAAGACTGTTTTTGTGAATACTCATTCGCAAGAAACAGCCACCAATTTTGCTTATGACTGGTTCACTTTGCATATTGTAATGTCTAGCACTGCCCCTGCTAATTTCACTCTCTGTGATCGGTGGTTCTACTAACATTATGTTATCATCACCAAGAACTAACATTAACTTCATTTGTTTGCCTTTGTCTTTAAAAATTTTTCGACTCACGATTAAATTTACCAAAGCATTACCTATTGCAGTAGTTGCTTGGCCTGTGAGGCGGCTGGCATCACCTTTAAATTTAGTTCCGGCACCTTTGGCTCTCCAACGTCTGTGCACTGTTTTCCACATTTCAACTACGCTTGGATTAACGTTTAATTTTTTATAAATTTCCATCTCCGTGTTGATCAAAGTCCAATCTGTTTGTCTGTCTTGCTTCTTAAAATCGTTTTCAGCGAAGACAATATTGCCGCTTACGTTGTTCAAAATTGCTGACAATTGTGCAGGGGTCTTTCCATCTGCGTAAATGACGTTTTTCACAAGAATTCTATGCAAATTTTTCTTTGCCCCTGTGTTGAAACAGCTCATCATCAAAGCAAAAAATTTCCTTTGCCATGCTATTATTCGCATCTCTTGTTCGACAATTGTCTCAGGCATTTTTGTATCAGGCTTCGCGTCTAACATGCAAATGGCTACATCTTTCATTCTTGACTCTAACTTAACGTGTATGTTTACCTTATCCATTCCATGCACATCTATGCCTTCAGAGCATATTTGTAACAACTCATTACTTATTTTAACACAATCCGGCCTTTTCCTCAACCACTCAAGCATGTCTTCATGGTTAATGTTAACGGGCGGCAAATTTTTGACGCCTCCTTTAATAAAATATGTTTCTGCAAATAAGTTAGCATCTTCTATTGGATCATGTTCAACTTGACGTAAACTTAAATAACTTCCAAATAAAGCACTTACAGCTTGCGAACTACCAAAAAAGCGTGACACGTAATTTGGTTGACTGTGCGTTGGATACGTTACAGTGGTTGACTTTGCTACCTGTTTGACACCTTTAAAATGAGGATTGACTTGCATTTTAATGTCTCTTTTTGGCAGACTGAGTGTAAACGGCAATATTCCAGTTTCGTCGTCCCAATAATTCATTATGTGAGGTGGCACCAACTCTTCTACAACATCTCCGTTCACTGGACCCGTCTCCACTCCAAAACCAATAAACAACATGTTCCCTGAATCATTTTCACTGGTAAATTCGTGGTATACGTCACTCGAGTCATTTAGCTGCAAAGTATTCGCGACTTCAAGACCTATGAGATTGCTAATAACTTCTTCACTTATTTTTTGCGTACTTTCGGCTGAAGTGCCTTTGGTAGCTACCCAATCTATCACCTCATGTTGAATTTCATCAACTCTTATTGGTTCCTTGGTTAAACCCTGTCCCGTTAATCTAAGATTAAATAACATCATCGCATCAAAATCTATTATCGTTTTGTTTGACCATGCGTAACCTAAGGGCATTGCTCCAAATTCGGCATGTTTCGCTTCGTTGTTCAACGTTATTTCTACTATTTGATCTTCATTGTCAGAATACCACGAAGATTTGATTTTATAATTGAGATTTCCAACTATTTTCTTAATCCACTTGATGCTCATTCTGGTCGACACAAAGTTCTCCCTATTAACACTTTCATCTGTTTGCTGTTCATGTTTGATCAATGCATCAAGCAATTTGGACGTTGAACTGGGTTTTAAGTCATTGCCATCGGCGGTCCAATTTAATTTATCAGCCCACTTAACGACATTAACGGCTTCTTCATTGTCGCCGCCAAAGCTACCTTGCATGTAAAATTCAGTGCACCACGTCGTCGCCACCGATCGCAATCTTTCTATATTACGTTGACCCTTGTCAGAATGGTCAGCAATCACGAAGTTAAAAGACCAAATACCGCTTAAAAATTTAATTCTTATTGGTCCTCCGAAAATTAGAGCTGTAGCTACTGGAATGTCTTTTGCTGTCAACTTTGGCTTGAGTCTCAAGTTAGAAACTCCAATCTTTCCAAGAATTTTTCTTTCTTTAAGCCAATGATGATCCCTGTTATCAAAATTGTACGCGCAAATGATTTGAGCGTTAGGATCGACAGGTTTGTTTGCATGAATGTCGTCATCGTTAATTGCGCGCGCTTTGTCTGCAGTAGTTAACCACCCCATGTCGGACTCACTCCTTGTAGTACGACTAATTATCCTGTTTGGTCTTAAATTGCACCCCACATCGAAAGCCCCCATCATGTGTGCGTCACGACCGAACAACCATAAACATTTGTCTATGCAAACCAAAGCTAAGCTACCAGCTTTGGCTCTTACCAAATACACTTTGTGTTCAATTAACTTTTCAGAGTAATAACATGTCATGTCAATTTTTTCGTAGTAAGTTCCAAGAACTGGAACAATTCCGAACTGTCGAGACAATATTGTGTTCAAATTTTTGTTGGACAATCTTTGTCTACAATTGGTTTGTCGGTCATTTAACTCAGCATCACCTGTAGGAGTGTCAATGTTTTGCACCGCCCAGAATTCAGGAGTTAAGACCTTTTCTTGCTCTATTGACGCATTCGTTAAGACTGCTCTAAATGAATCACAATAGTTAATCTTTGCACTTATGACAACGGCATGCTCGTTGCCGAAAGCGTCACTTCGTAATTGAATGCCAATGCATGTTGACATCTCACGCCCACCATAAATAACGTCATCTAAACCGCCGGCTACGAAAACGTTCAAGCCCAACCAAGAACAAATGGCATGAATTGATGGTTCACTCATTAAAGGTTTGAACTTGACCATTGAATTGAATTCAGCTATTTGTAATGTTTTAATCCCGTAGTAGTGCAGTATAAAAGTGAAACAAGAGCGTACACAGAAGTTCGGTTCGTTAGAGTCGTAAAGTAGTTTCGCATCTGAAATATCAATTCTATCTATGAAAAGGTGCTCTTTAGTTGTGTTGTCACTTATGAACTCTGCAGGTTGAGCTTCCAAGTTGAGAATGTTCCAGTGATCAATCAAGTTGGATGTCACTTCCAAATTCTTGTGTGTTTGCTGAACTTCTTCATTCGTATCTGCATCTAGATGACCTTGAGCTACGTCAATATTTCCGACGTTCGCTGTCGCAACTAATTGTTCGAATTTGCCAACCAAGCTCTCACCTTTTCTTGAATCGACGTCAATGCAATATGGGTCAATATCTTTAGCTAAGTGAATGCAAGACATGTAATCAAGTGTGCTGTGCGCTACCGATTTCACATCGTAAAAATGATCTTGTGGAACTATGTAAGTTGCATCAGTCACCTCAATGCTAGCACACCTTGACGGCATGTTTTTGTCCAACATCAGAGTAGAATAACTGAACAAATTGTAACGTAAATTGTAAACCTTGTCAATTTCAAACCACTCTAGCTTAGCTTCGTCGATACCATACGCCTCGTGGTTGACCATCATACTTGTCAGCCACTCATTTGCATTGCTTTCAGACACCATTCTTCCCATGTAATACCCATCTAAAAATGGTCCTACTCCCCTCCATGGTAGGGCGACGATATTTTTCGACTTGTTATCGTCAGTTTGAATTACATGGTTTATAATTGACTCTGCCCAATAAACATGATAAGAGGGTCGTCCGCTATGAATTTGACACTTGATCCCTATTGAGCTGTAAAAGATTGCTGCTATCACTCTCAAGCATGCACCAAATCTTCCTGGATCATTAGTCAAACCAATGTTAACAAAGCCAAGATCTTCAAAATACTTGTCAGGTTTGCCGATATTAATGTGCACACCATTACCTACAGCAGGACTCCTTTCACAGACGCCCCGTTGCAAAGAATAAAGATGTGCGAAATCAAAACGCATTTCAACTTGCAACTTAGCTAAATGATTAACGAAATTAGTTAAGAAAATTCTTTCGTCAGTCACTAGTTTGAATCCTAATATCAATGAGTCGTCAATCAAATGCGTGTTATGGACATGGAAAATGTTCTTTCCAACGGCTACTCTACCACTACCAAGAAGAATATTTTTCCAAAGTTTTGGTCGTTTAACTTTAAATTGTGCATTTTTATCCACGTTGGTTGCAAAAGACAATCCGGTTGCTCCGTTGTTAATGCTAATTAAGTTACGCATAAAATCATTGGCCATTTCAGGCTTCACTTCCATTCTTGGTTGCTCGACATTCTTTTTTGTGAGAGTCTCACTCATGGCATCAAGTTTGGGCATCACATTGTCTACGTGCCAACGTTGTAGTGTTCCTTTAACGATCTCCTTTGCATGTGTTTCGTTTTTGAATAATGACTCACTCACTACATTTGTAATCCAGTTTAAAATTGAATTTGGCACACTGTCTTTAATCGACGTTAGGGCCAATTTTGATGCCAAAATATTCCTGTTTCCATCTTCTGGTTGCGTTACGCTTATTAATCCATCTCTATTCGCATATCTATTTTTACAATTTAGTAATCTCACAGTCTCTGGCAGCGCGGCATTAATCGTGAAGTTTGTGTTCTCGCTCAAATACATTGAACACACGCTGTTTGAGTCAACAAATTCAACTGTAACGTCACTATCCACGTATTTTGTTATTACGTCTCCTTCATTAATAGTGTCAATCACATCGTTAAGTTCTAGTTGCGGTTCCAAACAATACTCTATTGTGCTTTCTCTTGTGCTCGTCCCTATTATTGCACTACTAATGTCAGCACTTTCATCCTCATTCGGTGACACTGTTATTGCTCCAGGGTTGTGTGCACATTTGCTAGTTTTAATAACTACATGTTCTTTTTCAATCTTGTTTGTACTGATCACATTGAAGTATGCTTGCTTTAACGTTTCCATAAACCATGGTTCGCCACAAGTTCTACAATCGTTATTAACAACAAATTTATTTGATCTGCTAAGTTTGGTGACTTGATTAATGATCCTCGTGATTAATCTGTCTCCATCATGCGACCTAATGCTTGAACTGCCAACCTTCACGATTCTTGAATTTGTCACACTTGCCGAGTTTAGTATGCGTAACGTTGACTCAATACCCTGCATTATGTTTTTAATTAATTCATTTGGAATCTCTTTACCGATTTTTTCAATCAAGCTGGTGACGTCTTCAAATGGTATTAACGTGTTTAACAGCTTGCCAATCGCATATTGATAAGATTCTGTTCCGTCGTCAAGTGCATTAAAAATTGGTTGCATTTTTAACTCTTCATATTGGTTAACCATCCAAGCAAGTTTAGCGGTTTCATAGCCTGCACTTACATTTGACTTAAATTTGTCACTTTTGGTGTAAGTGTCAAATTGGACTGTATTTAGCATCGTCCTACAATAAACTAGTAAATCGTTCCAAGAACAATTCGGCATCATAGCCCTTCTTTTTAAATTAGCAAATAATCTGATGTTCACATTAACGTTTTTAGTGGACACTATATTTTTCTTAAGAATTGCGTCAACTACGTTCATCATTATTTGAGGCACTTGAATGGTAACGAAGTCTTGATCTGCTAACGTGTTGCTCATCCAATAATCATCCCCTTTTGTAATTGTCACCTCGAGTATTTGCATGTCGTTGATAGTCTTTTTAACGTGCACTCGAAGAAACGTGTCCTTCACTTGAATTAAATCGCCTTGATTAACTGCTTTTTCCCAACTTTCTTTTACTATAAAAGTCATTTTGCTACCTTCCACGCTTCTGTGAGTGATGTTTTGACTGTAATTAACTCTGTTTGGCCACCAAACATAGACACGTTTGTTTTTCTTAAGTATGTCCACAATTAGGTTTTCATTGTCTTGGACTATTTCCAAATTTGTGGCCAAAACATCATAATCATTATTAGTGTTGTGACTCCATTTCCCACCATCAGCTACTTCTAGTATCAATTTTGAGTACATTTCGTTTTCAGCACCCAGTTTTGAAGCGTGTCGTTCAAGCATTTGTTTATACATCCCAAATTCCATTTTCTTGTTTATTTCTATATTTATACAGTTAGTTAAATTGGATTGGTAAGTATTGTCGGTGCCCATCGAATACGCACAATAGCTCGTTCTTAAATTAAGCAGTATTCTTTCGTGTGGATGTTCGTCTGTAACGCTCATCGAAAATATTACATCTGCCGCGGCGCTGCCTGCATCTGTGACGACATTGAAATTGTTGTCCCCAACTTTGTAATCGGGATACTTATCTTGACACATTTTGGCTACTTCTCTAGGACAATAGACAACATTTCTTTTGCCTTTGAGGGCAGAAACGTCAATTTTTCCCAAACGATCCACCAAATTGGCGAAAACTTGAGTTTTCCTGGACTTGTGCCAATCAAACCCTTCGGCCATCCCTTCCAATCTGTCTTTTGAACCAACTTTTTCCATGTATTTTTTGGCTGTTAGTTTGGCCAATTGTTGCGGTCCGAGGTTTCTCTTAAGCTCGGCTATTCCTAAAATTACATATTGCACTGGATCAACATTTCTCCTAGTTATCTTAATTCGTTTTTTATCTTCAATATAACTAACTGTCGTTGCCAATCCGCCAAGGCTGGTCGAAAAATATGGATACCACTCCATGTTGTCATACCCATTAACTTTTGGCAACATGTTAAGTTGATTATGAACTTTTGTTTGCACTATTAAGTTGTCGTATTTATTATGCCACATAACTCGTTGGAAACTTACTGACCTCTCCAAGAGATCATGTACTGCAGTTGCGAACCTCTCGGAAAGTATAACATGACTCATTTCAAGATCGTCAAGTCTGTTGTCGAAAACTGACTCAAACAAATTTGTGTTAAACACTTCGCTAACTAATTCACTGTAAGGTCCTTCAACTGCCCTAGCACCTGGTAGAAAATAGTCTTCATGTATTGTTGTAACACTGTTGTTCAGATGAAATTCTAAGCCACAACACGCTGCACATTGGCTTTTCTTTGTAAAAACGGTAAAGTCCTTCAAAATTCCATTCATGTTTGATTCCAAACTGCTTGCTTTACAAACCTTTACATAATGAGAAACATTTCTCACTCTATAGGCTTTTTCTTTAGCAATGACACAATGTTCCACTAAATCTAACTCATCGTCAGTTAGACAGCTTAAAACTGCACTTTCAATGTTTGGCTTAAATCTATCCGGCACATTCTCTATTTGAATGTTGCCATTAGAGTAAATCACTTTTCCAACCTGGAAAGGAGTATTGAGTGTTATTATGCTTTTGTTATCTTCATAACTAACACTTACTTTGACTAAGTTTGTGTGCTCTCCAACTAAATTAATGAATTTTGCGGCGTCAATTCTCTTACGCCTATCTTCCGGAACTGATTGCAGGGTCTCTATTGGTTTGTTGTCATATTTGTGTTGCACGGCTTCTTCACAATCTATTTTTCCTCCAATGTCGCTGCCAAGTTTTTCGTGCAGCGTTGTCGTACTGTTGAAACAACCTATGCTTATCCACCTTAAATTCTTAATCGCTCTCGTTGCTGCGCTGACGCAATGACCCAATTGTAGGTGTACATCAGCTGTGTGCGTTTTTCCAAGTG